AATAACTATGATCGTTAAGGTCTGTCAGTTCAAATCACGTCAGCAAGGTGAGAGGCTAGTAGAGGTCTTTCAACCTGGAGAGATGGAGAAGGCTGCGTCTTTTTTCAGTATGGGAAAGACTGCATCTCCACTTCTCCCTTCTGTACGTGATTTGCTCGAGAACATCAGACCTGACCCCAGAAGGATCTATATTCTGGTGAATGCCCTAGGTGCCGGAGAATACTGGGGCTCTAACATCAATGGTGACTACTTTCCGGAATCTGCCCTCATACACAGAGGCCCTGACTATGGCTATGAGACCTTCAGAACTGCTGGTCTGTTCAAGCACCACGTAAACAAAGACGCTTCTCGTAGCTTCGGCAACATTCTACTTTCTGCCTGGCACGACCACATGAAGCGTGTGGAGCTGGTCATAGAGGTAGATCGTGATAAGGCTGCTCTATTCGGTGCCACAGATGTCTGTGACAAGTTAGATCAAGGCATGTTCCCTGATGTGTCTATGGGCTGCAAAGTCCCATACGATCTGTGTTCTAACTGTACAGATTGGAGGCGCTATGAAGCCGCCAAAGCAACTTTCGATCCGTCTAGGCACAAGAGTATATCGGCAGCTGTTCTGGAGATACATAAGAGAGATCCAATTAGGGGCATCTCAATAACCAGGAATGACTATTGCTTTCCTCCAGGCACTCCTATACTGATGGGAGACTGTCAGTATAGATCCATAGAGGACGTAGCAGTAGGTGACGAGGTCATAGATCATACTGGTCAAGTGGCGCAGGTAACTGAGCTACTGCCTAGTTGGGCTAATGACGACATACTGATCATAGACTCTTATGGGCTAGGAACTACCAGGGTTACTAAAAATCATCCGTTTTTAGCAGCAAGACTGCCGTCTGCAGTTGCTGGTGGTAAACGTGGGCAACTAGACACTATCGAACCTGATTGGTTACCTGCAGATCAACTTCGTGAAGGTGACACGGTTTTTAGCCCCATACCCCCCATACTAGATGGAGCAGTAGAAGAACCAGAACTAGGTTGGCTGCTTGGGCTCTATATTGCTGAAGGGCACCCTACTTTTAGCACCGGGGTAGACCACCCTAAGGCAGTAGTCTTCTCATTCCATGCAGAAGAAAATTTTGAGAACAGGATCAAGGCTGCATCTCTACTCATAGATCCAAATGCCTCATTCTCTGAAAAGCCTTACTCTGGTACGGATGGTAAGTTCGTTCGTGTGAACAGTCGTCTTGTTGCTGAGTGGCTTCTGAGACTTGGGGGACACGGCAGTAAGACTAAGTGTTTGCACACATGTGTGTGGAATAAGGGCGTACTTTTTGTACGGCACGTGATTTTGGGTTGGACCCAAGGTGATGGCCACTTTGATGCTGAGAGATCTGTTCTTAGGGTAGCCACCTCTTCAGATCAACTAGCTAGGCAGATGCAGGTGTTGTCTGCTGCTTGTGGCATACTGGCGTCATTGAAGTTGTATAGCCGTGAGACCAATTTTGCCCACCAGGATATCTGGTACGTCTCGTTTAATGGAGACGCAATGGAAGCGGTCATAGATCTCCGCACACAAAGTGAGCCAGCTAAACAGTGCAAGATGTTTTTGTGGAAGAACTATCTATGCACCTCTGTCAGAAAGATAGACTCTGAGGAGTATGACGGACCCTTGTATAACTTTGAAGTCAAGGGCACACACTCTTATGTGGCTGACGGTCATGCTGTGCATAATTGTGAGCACCTTCGAAAGGCTCTCAATAAGATCATGTCTAATGGCGTTAAGAACTACGCCATAAATGACTTTCCCAGATTTTTTGATATCTCTGTAGTGTTCATAGGTGCAGATAAGACGGCCAAGGTGATGGCAAAGCTGGCCTCAATGACCAGCTTTAGTCATGTTGCAGGTGATGCTATTCCGTCGTGGCAGGTAGCTGAGGTTATGGGGTATGCGGAGGAGCCTATGGAGAAAGCAGCTTCGGTAGGTACGCTTCTACCTAGGATAAAATCTGCTTCTGAGATCAAGGCAGGGGAGATCATCAAGGATGTGGTACCCTCGCAATTCGGCGGTAAAGCTGTACCAGCTAAAGACGACCTCCCTAATGATATATTGGATACGCTGGGTAAAGGAGATCTGAGCGAAGCTCTTTCCACTCCAACCATTATGGGCATGCTTATACGCCCACGTGAGTTCCAGCGTATAACAATCATCAGTATGGGCAACAAGCCACTGGCAGATGATTTGGATGAGAAGGGGATAGTCTTTCCTCACTCTCATGAAGAAGAACCAATGGAGATGGGCTCTGGTCACTTCAGTGATGTGATCAAGAACATGCTCATGCCCTTCATGGAGGGGCGTAGTTCATTGGAGCCTGTTGCCAAGCGTAGAGCGATACGTATCACTATAATGGGTGGACCGAAAGAGGATGGGGCCCTACAGAAGGTCTCACACCACCCATTCATGCAAAAGATAGCTGCAGCGTATAATGGCTACCTGTGTGCAGCTACTAAGTGTATGCAGGACATACCAGCTAAGATCGCTTCTGACTCTTCACTGTGGGGCGCAGTACACTCACAGGGCATAGGATCTTCATTCTACAAGGTAGCTGAGCCAGTTTTAGCTCACGTTGTAGGGGCAGCGCTAGCTGGAGAGGTACTGTCTAATCTGGCTGCAAGAGACAGAAGAGGTAAGGAAATACAGGGGATGCAGGCCGGAATGGTTCAGGAACTCATTGCTGAACACCCACATGCCTTAGCCACCTTGGCAGCCCTTGGTGCTTTACATGCAGAAGGTTCTTCCCTTCCGAAGGATTTACTAGCAAAATTGACGATGTTAGGTAAGAAAGTACTGTCTCGGTGAGGTTAGAGGCTTCGTACCTCGAGGAAACAGATCACCGACCGAAACCAAAAACAAACCGAGAATCAGGAGTTTCAAATGGACGCACAATTGGCACAGATCTATGGCACTGGAAACAATGCCGATGACGATCAGGTAAAGCTGGCCGCTGCGGAGCTTCTTGTGAAGCTAGCAGCGGATAACGGAGTCGATCTGACTCAGTTCAGCGATGCTGAAGTCGTTCAGATGGTTGAGGAACTGCAGAAGAATGCAGAGTTTCCTCCAGCCGCTGAGAAGAAGGAAGAGAAGAAGGAGTCAAAGGAGACACCAGAATCGAAGGAGTCTTCTTCTGAGTCTTCCGAGTCGGGTGAAAAGGCTGCAGCAGAAAAGGTAGCTGAAGCTGATTTCCTTGGACGTGTAATGGCTCACTCTTTCAATCAAGAGCTCGTCGAGATCCAGAAGGAAGCTGGGATCAAGGATTCTATCACTGGCGCAGCTAAGAAGATCCCAGAGTTCATTCGTAAGAGAATGGAAGCTACGGGACAAGCTGCCAAGTCAGTCAAGAGCACTGTAGGCTCTAAGTTGATGAGCGCTGGCGACAAGGCTCGTGCAGTTGGACAGGCTGCCAAGAAGTCTCCAGAACTAGCTGTTGGAGCAGCTGGAGCTGTCGGTGGAACTGCTGCTGCTGTTGCTCACAAGGGCAAGGAGAAGAAGAGCTCCGCAATTGAGGCTCTTGCTGAAGAGCGTGCTTTCGAGCTAGCCAAGGAAGCTGGCTGGGTGGATGCTGAAGGTAACCTGTTGGTTCCAAAGCAGGAAGAGAAGGTAGCTTCTCCTCTTGATCTAGAAGTTGAGCGGCGTGCACTGCAGCTGCTTGAAGCACAGGGTCTTCCAGTTCAGTGGAATGAATAACACCCCATGACTGGGATTGGCATGTCGGCGTTTTTTGAAGAACTGGAGAAGCTGGGTGGTCTGGCCCGCTCCATGGACAGCCCTTGGGGAACCAAGACTGTCGGAGCACCTAGATCAAAAATCCCAGCAGCTCAGTATCCAAAAGCGCCGACTGCCCCCGGTCCAATGTCCCCAAAGCTAGTTACCCCGGCAGCTAAATATGGTCCCAGCCAGAACTACTCTCAGCCCAACTTTGCTACACCACCAAATACTGGTGTGGCTGATGTAGGTGGAGTGTAGTCGGCAGCAACTGCCACTGAATTTTAACTGGAGGATTCGATGCACATTTCGCTACAAGCAATGGTTGCTACGGCGCTGGCTGAGGCTGAAGAACGTGAGAAGCTAGCAGCAGCAGACGGTGATGCCGTAGCCAACGGAGAAGATACCAACATCAATGATGGAAAGGGTAAGGAGCCTGGAGCTTCTAACACCCCACCCAACAACCCTGCTACTGTTCCAGAACGGAACGAGACCAGCAAGGCTGACGGTGAGAAGACATCAGCGGTGGCTATGAAACTGGCTAGTGCCATTGAGTTCCTCAATGAGAACTGGTTACTCAAGCAGGCCGTAGGAGAGATCACACCGCCTACACCAACAGGCCAGCCAGAAGCCAAGGTCGGTCCTGGTGAGGGTCCTGGTGCCTTTGAGACGAATGAAAACACACCTACCCCAGGTGTTCAGTCTGAGGCTGTTGGACAAGCCAATACTGGCGTGGTCCCAATGAAGCCAGGATCTGATGTGAAGACCCCAGGCCAGACCAATCCAGAGACGGCCATGGAGACTACAATCAATGACCCACCAGGTGGCAACGAGTCTTGGAAGGATAAGGATGTCCTCAAGCAAGCTGCTGCAGCTATGAAGCAGAAGGTGGCAAGAGTTCTTACTTTGATCAAGGCAGCAGATGTCCCACCACAGGCAACTGCTTCTGAAGAAGGTGTACCAGCTCTCCCAGGACCCGCTGCATCTCAGGAGAGAATGATCGATAGTAATCAGGCAGCCATAAACTACACTAAGCGTGATGCGAAGGCAGAGCCCAAAGAGCGGATGGGTGAGGTTCTAGACGAACCAGCTCAGAAGAAGACGACGGATACTGTCCTTCAGAACAACCTTTCCAATACTAACGAAGCGGGGACTAAGATCTCTTCGGTTCGTGTAGCAGCGGCAAGGGCCTACCTCAGCAAAATAGCTGAAGCAGGTTGCCAATCTGATGCCTCGGGTGAGGCAAAGGAAAAGGCAGATAGACTTCGGTCTATCGTAGAAGCCAAGAAAGAGAAGTCGAGTTCGTTTGAAGCTCCCAAAGAGCCTATCTAAGAAGGATGAAGAACATGGAAACTAAGACAAAGATCAGTGCAGCACAGGCCGCTCAGGTCTACGCCGAGGTACCCGCAGTCCTTCGGAAGCTAGCCTCTGAGAGAGACACTCTACAGCGTGAACTAGACGATTATCGTCTAGGCTCTAGGATCGTCAAGATTGCTCAAAAGATGGAGGAAAAGAACGTAAATCTTGGCCTCTCTCTTGAAGAGAAAGTCGAGAAGATCAAGAGCGCACATGCTAGTGGCAGGTCGTTGGAAGCAATCGAAGAAGCAGTCGAGATGACCGCTCCTAACGGAGAGATCGCCAAGATGGCTTCGGAGACACTAGGCAACGGCGCAAACCCACTCGAGTCGTATCTACTTGGTGACCTGGCATAGGCCAGGGTTCCGAGGGAAACAAGAAATAACAGGAGAATCCAAATGATCGTCAATTTCGAACTAGTCACGGACGTACAGGACCTGATCCGCAGGGACTTTACGGTTGCTGACCCAACACTGGTCAACCCGACCAACGCAAACCCACTGCTCGATGGGGAGTTTGTATCACTCAACTCGTCCTACCAGATCGTTCGTGCAGCGACAGGAAGCCTTGGCTTCGCAGTGTTCGCTGAGCGTGGACGTTTCGACGTTCAAGCAATCGGCAAGACCACAGTCTTGTTTGCAAAGCCATACGAAGCTGATACCCGCATTTTCACTGCAGCTGGCTTGACCTTGGGTGGTGCACTCAAGATCTCCTCGGCAGTGTCCTACGACAGCCAGAACCGTTCAGGTCTGATTGCCTACGATACGGGCATCGTCATTGGCTACGTCACTCGTTTGCCTGCAAACAATGGTGGCAAGCTGCGGTTCCTCAAGACCCTCGGGTAATTGAGGCTAACAAGGTTTCTTACAAGAGGTATATACAATGAGCGTTCCATCCAGAATTCTGAATGATCTCTTTACTCAGAAGCTCGACTCCTCCGAAGGGCAGGAGAAGATTGCTGAGTATGCTGGTACGTACATCCGTGACCGTTTGCGTGAAGTTTCTTTCGCAAGGAAGATCGTTCCCCCGCAACAGGTAACACGTGCTGACTGCCAGCGCTCCGTCAACCACGATACGTTGGTGAAGATCATCGACGTAGAACCAAAGAGCCGTGCAATGAGCTTGACCTTCCGTGGTCAGCCAACTGCTCGTTTCATCCGTGCACCCCGTGCGGAAGTCCCCTTCTTCACAATCTCCTCGGAGAAGTTCGAGAAGACTGAACAAGAGCTCTTGGCCTACGAAATGCCAATCACCAAGGTTATCGAGGATAACTCCGTCAAGGATATCCAAGAGATCGAAGATCGTGAGTTCACGATCCACATCGAAGCCGCAGTCCAGGCTCTACAGAAGGAAGCAAACGGCGGTGTAGTCACTGCTTTGGATGCTGCCACTGTCCAGGCTGGTAGTGTAGTTGAGTTCTCCGTTCGCAAGGGTGAGCTTGCTCGCCATGCAACCACAGAGACCTCGGCATCCTTGCCAATCCAGAAGCCCGACCTAGTCAACATGTTCAAGATGCTCTCGGGAAACCGTCTGCGTGGCGAAATGGTGTTGATGACGGAAGTGGACTGGGACGATATTCTTCAGTGGACCACTGAAGACGTCGGTAACAAGATCGTCAGCGAGACCACCGTTGAGGGATACAAGTACAACTTGCTCCTCGGCCGTGCATACTGCCGTACGATCAAGACGGACATCCTTCGTCCAGGTAACCTCTACCTGTTTACGAAGCCAGACTTCTTCGGTAAGTTCTTCATTCTGAACAACACGAAGTTCTACATCGACAAGATTGCCAACATGATCACTTGGCAGTCCTGGGAAGATATCGCTGTCAGCGTTATCAACATCGCAGCTGTTCGTAAGCTCGAGCTCTACTCGGGTGATGCCACCAGCCTCGATACCGATAGCATCCTGTCCAGCGTAATCCCGATGGCAGAAGAAGATCTCGGACAGGAGAACAACCGCGTTGATCAAGGATTGGTCTTTCCGCAAGTAGAAGCGTTCTAACCAACAGAACGGCCCTACAGTTAGGTCTGAAACGGGGAGTTTGGCTGGTTAGCCAGCTCCCCGTTTTACTAAGAGAAACCGTGCTGAAACATTGTTCACATTGTGACCAAGACTTACCAAGAGGCGATTTTTATGCGTCTCAGTTGGTTAGGAACACTTCTGTCTGTAAAAAGTGTGTGCGTGCTCGTGTAGCTGGTAGGCAGGCAAAGCTGGTGAACGCTGGCTTGTGTATGGACTGTAGGAATGAAGCAGAAGCTGGGCACAGTAGATGCCCATCTTGCATGGGTAAGCAGCGTGATCTTTATCACAAAAATGGTGATCGTAATAGGCAGGACAGTAGAGACAGAAAACACCTAGATAAGGTCGCTGCCTTTGATGCTTACGGTGGTTCTGTGTGTAGGTGTTGTGGTGAAACTGAGCTGGAGTTTCTTTCTATTGATCACGTAAACGAAGACGGTGCTGCTCATCGTAAGGAACTTTCCGGTTCTGGCGGTGGGCATGACATGTACCGATGGCTTCGTTTACACAACTATCCGCCAGGGTTTCAGGTACTCTGTATGAACTGCAATTTTGCCAAGGGACATTTGGGCAGTGTCCTCATGAGCGCAAGCTGAGAGTAGTTGCCTAAAATCAGGAGAATTCAAATGGCTGAGATCGTTCCTACTTACGTAATCCACAACATGTTCCGTGCCCAGAGCTCCCATGAACAGCGTGCTAGGGCAGCCGTGCCCCATTCTGCTGTAGAGTGGCTAGCTGGACGCCGGATACTGCCGAAGAAACCAATCCGAATCTCTAAGGATACCTTCGATAAGTATGAGGTTGAAATCATACAGAAGGTTCGTGAGGGTAGGTTTGGTGTTACTTGCCCAGACTTGACATTCATTGACTCCAGGCCAGATGGTAGGTTGTTCATCACCTACCTGAACAAGAAGACAGACGAAGAGCCCTTGTCTGATCTGAAATCAGAGAGCAAGGAGCCTGTCTTGTGGCCATGTGGTCACAGAGTTGATGGTAAGGGCCCAAGACATTTCAATGCCTCTGTAGAAGGACCTACAGGTCCCGTAGGTACTGACTGTGGTCCTGAATCAATAGGTCCTACCGGTGAAATAGGAGAGCCTGGGGTAATCGGTCCTACTGACTACGCTATTCCTGGAGACCCAGAGGTATCAGACCCTCCTGTAGAGCCTGTATCTGAAACTGAGATCACCAAGGAATTGGAAGATCCAAACGAAGATTTGCTCTCTCAGACCGCTCCAGTGGATGCCAATAGCATCACTACACTGGATGCTCCTAGGAAGAAACGGAAGAAGGGGGATCAAAATGGCTAAGGTTCTGAATACCACAGACAGGCCGCTACCTGTCGATAGATGGGTACTGTATGCCAACAGTACAAAGTGTATTGATCGTCAGGGACACATCAAAGAAGAGCTCCCTGATAACGTAGCCTTTGGTCCAGGTATCAAACACCTACTGTCTCTGGGCCTAGTGGCTCTAGAAGGCAATAAGGTGGTTGTCTCAGATAAGGTTGCAGCAACAGATTCAACGGACATTCAACGCTTGTCCAAGTCTCAGCGTAAGAAACTACGTGGCGAACAGAGGAGCTAAATGGCTCAGCAACTACAGGGCCTGGATGGAGTATCGGGTGGAGGTACAAGTCCACTCTTCAACTCTTTTATCCAAACCGTCCGATTCTTCATGCGAGATCATCCGCAGCTGAATAGGTTGGTGAAGGGACAGGAACACTCAGATCGTATGATTGCGTGGGCAATCATGGATTTTCTGTCTGACTGGGCAGGTACACCGCCTGACCTTGGGTACATGACCCTTGAAGAGATGTTCTACAAGCACTATCAGTCGTTTGCTCTTCGTGGGACGTGCGTGGCCCTGTTGCAATCTATAGGTATCCTCCAGACCCGTAACCAGCTACAATTCTCTGATGGAGGCATCAGCGTGGACGCCAATAACAAGGCACCCATGTGGATGCAATGGATTCGAGACTTCTCCACCAAATATGAGCAGGAAAAGGTCCAGAAGAAAGTGGCGATCAATATAGCGAATATGATGACCAGTTTCTCTGGCGTTCACACGGAGTACTTCTTCGTCAACGGATGGTACGGCGTGTACTAATCAGGAGATCAAATGTACGTCAACAAGACATTCAATAATCCCGAAGAGCTAACAGATTTCCTGAATGGTGCTGTCCGTGGCAAGCCACTAGCAAGTACTGTCTATGGCCTTCACGGTCTTACTCTAGTGGTCAATGATGGTGGTTCTGACAGGACTACTACTTTCTCAGATCCAACTGCAGTAGGTCTGTCTCCAGCTACTATTCTTTCTCAGATCAGGGCTGTAGATGCCAGCATGGCTGCTGTAAAGATCCGTATGTACGGACAGGCACCTCAGCAGCCAGTATTGGTGGTAGATGAGCAGGGGTTCATAGTCAAGACTACCGGTACAGCCAATACGATCTTAGGCTTCCCAACTGGTAGCAATGCCACTATAGCTGAGATAGCTGTCACAAACATTGTACATATCACCGCTTCGATCTCTGGCGGTCCACGGTACGACGTCATTTACCACACCACTTAAGGGGCACTTCCATGCACGAGGAAACTCTTTTTAACGCACTCTCTAGCGGCAACCAAATCCCTTGGGATAAGGCTGCCGAGCACTTCATGCAGATGAAGATGGCTTCTGGTGGTTTGCTGGTAGACGAAGTAGATCTACTTAAGGAAGCCTCTGCAGGTAATGTGGCTCCTGAGGACATCCAGAGGGCTCTTGATCAAGGTACCATTTCTGGTATTAGATCTTCAGTCGCTCAGGATATTACTACCCACGCTAAGCATCAGCGGTCTCATGGTGAGCGCCTAGGCAAGGGTGTTGGGACCTTGGCTGGTATTGGTGGTGGTCTGCTTACTAGTAAAGGTAAGGGCCACTCCATTGGTGAGAAGGCCTTCAGAGCTGCGGTGGGAATGGCAGTAGGTCATCAGACTGGCAAGGTTGTTGGTCAAGAGCTTGATGCTCACAGACTGAACAAGCGTGGTTCTATGGAGAAGGAGGCAGCTTTATCTCCTCTCGCCAAAAAGGCTTTGATTGGCGGTGCAATTGGTACGGCTGGTGGGGCGGCCTTTGGTGGTACTTTAGGTGCACCAGGGCAGCCGGAAAAGAAGCTTCAAGGTGCTCTCCTTGGGGGCACTATGGGTGGCGTTCTTGGAGCATCTATGGGTCTCAGGCATCATCTTGCATCTGAGGAGGGGCTCCAAGCCCAAAAGATCAAAGAGTGGGCAGACAATCTGCATGCTAGTACGGCACACAGTCCAGAAGACATATTGGCTGCGTTTGGCAGACACAAGGCTGAGGCAGGTAAGGTCATGCATCCAACGGGTCAGATCATCGATCTTCCAGAGTCTGCTATAAAGAAGATTAGTGCAGCTAATAGAGAGAAGGTTGCTGGTGTTCTAAGTCAGATCGGTGGGTGGGCTCTTAAAAACCCACGTTTGGCTGCCGGTGCAGCAGGTGCAGGTCTTGGAGCTCTAACTGGTGCAGCCAGTACTATTGGCAATCCAAATGCCAGCATGCTTGGTGGTGCTCTCAAAGGTGGAGTTGTAGGTGGTGGTCTAGGGTTGGCAGCAGGTCACTTCGGTATGAAGGCAATGGCCAACCGTGGTGCTACTGCTAGCTTGAACATGCCTGGCAGGACAATGTCTCTCGCTCCAAAATTGAATGAGGCGGGTAAGCTAGCTCCTGGTGCTCTCTCTATGACTCCTAAGATGGCTGCGGCTGTACTTAGAGAAGCAATGATCAAGGAGGGTTGGAGTCTACGTAATTTGTTCCGTGCTGGTATGGATGCGGTTCCTCCTGAGGATGTTGGAGAGGCTGCTGTTTCTGGTGGTCTACAAGATGGACAGGCTGGTGCTATCAATGAGGCTGCCGGTCAGGCTGGTGCTCTAGCTGGTCATGCTTTGGGAGAGAAATTCCATGTTCCTGCTCTAGGAGCCATGGCTGGTAACCTTGGAGCCAAGGGTCTTTCTGGCCAGCTCACAGAGGGCATGGAGGCTCCAAAGACTGCCGCAGCAAACAAGATGATGCTGGCTATTCGTAGCTTTAAGAAGACGGCAGAAGAGGGACGCAATGGTCTTTCTACTACTGACGAGCAGGCACCTGTAGGTCCTAATGAGGCCTCTGGTAGCCAGTTCCCACCAGGTCATGATGAGATGGGTGCGGCTCCTGATGCAGCTCCTATAGTAAACGTAGATCAAGACCTACAACCAGACCCAGCAGATGCTCTTATGGAGCTCTTGCAGAAGGGTAATGAGTCAGACTTCCATGCTCAACGGGCTGATGAAGCCCAGCAAGATGCCGATAATGCTGAAGAGCGTGCTTCCATGCTCGAGAACCAGATGCAGCAGCTCCTACAGGAGATTGATCAGGTAAAGCAAGAGCAAGGTGGTCAGGCTCAACAGGCTAGTGATCAGGCTATGATGGCTTCTCAGGATGCTATGATGGCCAGGACAGAATCTCAGGCTGCGCAGCAACAAGTAATGACTCTTCGTCAGGCCATTACCTCGTATCGTCAGCAGCTCATGGATCTGTTGGCTCAAGATCCAACTGCTGCCGCTGGTCCTCCACCAGTTCCCGTAGCTCCACCACCGGGTCCTCCTGGTGCTGAGGGTGCGGCTGCTGGTCCAGAAGGACAGATGCCTCCAGGTGGTGGTGCACAACCACAAGAGATGCCTCCTGAGGCTGCTGCCGCAGGTGGTGCTCCAGCTCCAGCTGGTCCAGCAGCTGCAGGTGGGGCTCCAGAAGCACCAAAGCCAGAGAAGCCAAAGGCTCCTAAGCCAGAGGCACCTGGTGGTGGAGTAAACGTCAACATTCACCCACCGAAGGCAAGTAAGCCTGAGTAGGAAAAGCTGTGCTGACTCCAGGCCAGACCAAATATGCTGCCTTTAAGGTAAAAGTGGCTGGAGATCTGAGCCCCTTTACCTCGTGGGCAGCTAAGAAACCCCTTACATCTGCCGCTTTACTCAGCGGCATAGGTGGGGCCATAGGCTTGGCAAAGCATGGACCCTGGGGTAGTGGCGGCAAGTCCAGACCTGAAGAAAAGCAAGCACCTAAACTACGTGCTGCTGAGAAGCTAGATCAATCAGATCCAAATAATAGAGAGGCTCTTAAAAAGTCCCTCTCTGATATGCGTTCAGCAGTAGGTAATGCAGAGACTGCTGGATCTGGGTTAGGTACGGCAGGGGCCCTGTATGGTGGTGTCCTGCTGAATACAAAGCTGCTCGGAAAGAACCTACAGAAGACCGAGATGGGTAGAAGTGTATCCCCAGAAGAGATCGAAGCTATGACCGAGATGACCCACTCGATAATGGGCAACAAGTACAAGGTCACTGGTGACCTACCCTCTGTCATACAGGTGCCACAAGGAGGGGTAAGAGTAGGGCGTACAATTCCTAAGGGCGGTTTGTGGCCAAAGGTTCTACACAAGCAAGAAGAGAGGGCCAACATGCCTCTATTCAGATCTTGGGCAGAGCAGCTAGGCGTACATCCAGACAGCATAGAGGACATAGCCAAGTTCAAGGCAGAGAGTGCCCTGAAATCTGGATTGATTGCTGCTCCCATGGATGCTGGCCCACACATAGCTGCTCACGAATTCGGTCATGGTCTGTTCCAGAAATCCAATATAGGTAAGCTCACTCAGGCGCTACGTTTGCCTGCTCTGTTGGGGTTGGTGGCAGGTAATGCTACTGCTGCTACCGCAGATCCTGAGTCCACTGCCTCCAAGCTTTCCCCCTTGATGTCTGCCGCAGGCATCGCTCCTATCCTAGGAGAAGAGGCAGCTGCATCACTACACGCCCTGGGCTTGATGAAGAAATTGCAGTACTCTCCAGAGGCACTCAGTACAGCTCGTAGACAGCTAGGTAAGGCATTCGGTACGTATGCAATCGGTTTGGGTGCACCAATGATTGCTGCACCGTACATCATCAGAAAGATCAAACAATACAATCAGGCTCGTAGGGCTGAGAAGGGCTTGCAAAGCTCTGGTCAGTTGACTAGCAGGATGGATGCTTTAGGAGAATGATCATGGACACCTTTCTAACAGATTTGTATGACCGTGGAATGGCCAAAGTAGCCGTGGCTGGTCCATCTACACCACCGGCTCCAGATGCCTCGGTTGTGAAGTCCCTGGATGCCGAGACTAAGGCTCCAGCCAAGAAGACCACTCCTCCTGAGGAGCCAACCGCTGCTGAGAAGAAAGCAGAGCTTGTACTCACGGCTATGAGATCCACAAGAAATGCCCCAAGTCACATCAAGCAGGCTGCTGCTCGGTATCTGGGTCAGAAACTAGCAAGGAGATAGGCCATGGACTTCCTAACAAAACTGTACGCAGAAGAGCAGGAGAAGAATGCTGGTGCAGAAGTAGAGCGTCTGT